CCTCAGACACGCCACTGTCAAGAAGGAACATCCAACTGATGTCCTCTTTGTAGCCCGCCATATCGCGGATGCACTGCCGGCACACCGACAGGCCGGTGTTCCCAAGTTCCTCGCCGTCGTCTACAGTCCGGTTGCACCACTGGCACGCGTCGGTGCAGTTCGGACAGGCAAGGTCAGATACCGCGCCGTCGATTGTTCCGTTTCCGTCGCACCGTTCACAGTCAGGCATGAACAGATGTATGCCACACAGCGTAACAAAGGTGTCGGGCTACCACTCGATGACTTCGCCGCCGGCTTCCAGACTTTCGCCGTCCACGCCCATGACGACATACCGCAGGGAGTCCGCCGCGTGGTCGACCGCGCCGGCCGACCCCACCTCCTCCTCTTGATAGTCGAGTAGTTCCCGTATCGTGTTCGTACACGAGTCCGCTATCACGAGTCCGGGGCGGTCCTGTGGGTCGTCGCCCCAGTCCAACCGCTTCCGGACGGCCGGGATGCCCTCATCGAGGTCCTTCGTCGCCGGTTCCGCGCGATACCCGGCCTTGGTGAACGCCTTTTGATGCTCCGGTTCGGACTCGGCGTACACCGTGCCGCGTGGCTTGTCGTTGTCGGTCAGCCAGTCAACGGCGCGCTGGTACTCCACACCCTCCCGGTAGAACTCGTCAAGGACGGCGAGTTGGTCGTACTCGGTTGTGCCGACTTCAAGCACGACGCGCGGATCGTCCCACCCGTGGTCATAGCCGTACACCCGCCACGAATCACAACGCGCCCGAAGCTCGCCGGCCGGCCGGACGTGCCGCTCCCGAGAGAACGACCCATACACCAGTCCCGTCGGCGCGGCGAAGCCACCCGCGAGTGCCTGTGCCTCTCGGGACGTGCCTTCGAATTGCCGGCGGAGCTTGGCCTGTGCGTCCTCGGGGAGGAACGGGTTGTTTCGACTGTCGCCGACAATTACTTTCAATGCGTCTCGCCACGGCAGGTCTATTTCGTTGCCGTCCTCGTCGTAGGCTATCTTGCGCTCCGTGATGTCGTAGTAGTCGTTGAACCCCGCGCCCGTCGATGTCCACAGCATCACGTTCGGCCCCTGCTGTGTCCGCTGGCGAGAGGTCAGCATCTCCACGAGGTCGTACAGGTCCGTCGTGTCGTAGTGCGCTGGTTCGTCACAGTAGATAGCGTTGAACTCCGACCCGGCGTATCTGTTCCACTTGTCCGCGCTCCCGAGACGGGCCACGCTCCCGTTGATGTACGTCAGCCGCTTGTCGACGGCGTTGTAATCGGAAATAATTGGCGAGTGTTCCGGGTCGCCGCCCTTCGCCGGCACGGTGTTCTCGCCGGGCAACCGCTCGAAGAAGGTCTTGTACGTCGCCGGCCCACCCTTCGCGTAGTCCGGGGCCATGACGAGGTTGTCCGACCCGTCGTATTGCACGGCCACCGAGTGAATCCAGTCACACCCTGTCAGTGTCTTGCCCCCGGCGTAGCCCACGCGAAAGACGACGAGGTCGTACTGTCCGGACTCCAGTGCGTCAAAGGTGCGCAACTGTGCGTCCCAGTACGACCCGCCGATTGTTGCACTATTGTTGCTATCCGCGCTCATGTTTACTCATCGTTGTTGTACTCCTCGCGGTTGACGGTTACCTCCAGCGCCCCGCCGCCTTCGCCGGACACGTTCAGTTCATCCTCGTTCGGGAGGAGGTTAAAGTCCGCAAACCACTGCCGGGCTTCCCGAAGAAACCGGCTGTCGGCGCTTCGCTTGTACTTCAACAGCGCTTCGGCCGCTACCTCCGCGGCGATGGACCGCTCGTCGTCTATGCTTCGGAGGTGTTGTATTACGGCTTCGAGCGCGTCCGTCTCGTTGTCGGTGAGGTCCGACCGGAAGTGTTCGGAGAACGCGCCGTGTTTCTTGCTGTTGTCGTTTCCCGACGGCGCGCCGCCGTTCTCGCGCTGCCCGCCGTGGTGATAGCACCGGCCGTTGTCCATCTGGTCGCCCTCGCAAAAGCCCGAATCGTGGCTATACTTGTCGCTCTCGCTGTACTCGTAATTGCACTTCCCGTCTGTTGGTGTGTCAGATACCACGGTTTTAGTCCGATTGTTCCGCTATTCGTTTCTTTCGTCGCCTCTCACTTCAACTCGCGCCTCATACAGCGGTGGAATATCGTTCCCGTTGGCCTTGTCTTCGCTGATGTTCCGGAGTGCGTACTGTGCCGCTTTGAAGTCGCGAAGTTCGTCTATCGTCAGCGTGTACGCCTTCACCTCAGCAAGCGCGTTCAGGGCTTCATTGACGGCTTCGTTGAGGTCGTCCAAATCGTCTTGGAAGTCCGGCTCCGCGTCCGTCATAGTTCGGCCTCGCAGTACGGGCACGACACTGGTTCGCTGTTACTGCCGGCGTCGTCGTAGAACTCTCGCTCACAACCATTGCACAGGTAGACCGCGAGCGTCCACCCGCTGAGTTTGTCCGTCTGAATCGTGTAGTTCGGTTCGCTCATGGTCCACCCGGTCCGTGGGGGAATTTCGCCGCCCGTTCGTTGTTGTGATGTTCCATGTGACACCGTCGGTCGCGCACCGAGAGGTTGTCCGGGTGGTTGTCGCCCTTCCGGTGGTTGACGTGATGGGTCTCACAGCGGTCCGTTGGCTTGCCACAGCAGGCACAGGTATCAGTCATCGGTTTCTCCTATCTCGATTACTCCGCTGTCCTGTAGTTTCTCTATTGACTCCAGATACCGCCGTCTCGCGTGCCGCCGTTGTCGGTGGTTCATAGCACCACCTCAGCCATGCAGTCGGCACAGAGTGTCACCTTCTCGCCCGGCGCGAACTTCTCGGCGAAGGTCCCGCCGCAAGTCTTCAGGAACTGCTCGGTGAACTCCCCGGCGAACGGTGGGAAGTCGTGGTACGAATCGCCGCATCCGTCGCAGTCGAAGGTGTAGCCCATCAGTCAGTCACCACCCAGCGCGTCTATCTGTTCTGGCAGTTCGTCTGTCGATATGTCAGACATTCTTTCTCGCAGTTCGCCTTCAAGATGGTCCTTGAAGAGGTCCGGCCTGAACTCCCCGTTGATGGTTCCAGATACTGTTGCCTCAGTTATTACCGACTCGAAGTCAATCGCGTCCGTGAGGTCCCGAGCGACACCTAACGACAGAGACGTGACTACTGCATCCGCGTCTTCGATACCGGTGACGATACTCAGCAGTGTTTGCGCATCCAACGCCCGGTCGATAGTCGCCGACAGCGTCTCACTGTCGCGGTTGTGTTCCTTGATACGCGCATGGGTCGGGTCGTTGATGCGCGTGGCCGTGTTCGCTCGGCGCTGCTGATTGCTCATACACACGAGTATGCCACGCGGCACAAAGAGGCTTGCGGTGGGGCCTACGGCAGGCTGTCCTTGAACTTGCGATACGCCGCGAGTACGTCGATACCCCGCGCCCTCGCCCACTGGAACACGAAGGTCAACCCGAAGGCAACCACACCAGTCGGCGTCCGGGCGGCGATGTCGCTCACGGTGAGATAGACGACGTTGCCCTGTGCCAGCCCCGTCAACACATCGGCCAAGAGAACGCCGAAGAAGGCCAGCAGGCCAACCAGTAGCGCGTCGATAACGTGTTCCGGTCGAACGAGTGGGGAATCACTACTCATCGGCGTAATCAAGCAATTGCTATAATCGGTACTGCTCGGTTTGTCGTGGGTGCGTGGCTGTCCTGTCGCCATGACATCTACTACGCAGTCGTGACTGATAGACCATAACGCTGGATGGTTCATGTACGCTAATAGGAAAGTATGTGAAAAGTGCCGGCGGCGTTCGGCGCGTGTCTTCACCCGCGTATTGTAAGGCGAGGGGAAACCACCCGAAAAAACCTCGCCCACGAGCGTATCCAGACGCCTATCCGCAGCCGGCGACGGAGCGACAGGGAGTCGAACCCTGAACTGTGCCCAACGCGCTCCAAAATGCGAGTTGTGTGGTGGGACCGCACTACATGGTTGGTGACAGACTGGTCGGGTCGGTGACGCCCGACATATCTTCATAGTAGGCCATGTGGCATAAGTGTACTGGTAGCGGCGTCCCGTGCCTGTCCTCCCGCGAGGCTGTACGCGACACGTTACCGGAGACATCCCCGGCCGCGTCAACCGCCGACCCCGCGGTGTGAGGGGTGTGGGACCGCCCTACGGCCACGCTCGGAACAGGCCGTACCACAGCGCACCGAGCAGGACGACGGCGTAGGCCAAGACGGCGAGTTGGAGTGGTGTCATTCGAGGCTCCGTAGTCGTTCGGCTATCGCTTCCTTCACGTCGCTATCCACGCCGTGCTTGTGCGCTTCGCGGTGGAACAACAGCGCCCGCTCCCGTGACTGGATGCCCAGCACCGGCGGAACGGCGATTACGTCCGCCTCGAACAGCCGCCCCGGTTCGGACGGGTCGAGACTCATAGACACCCCACGGGTTTGTCCTGGCGCTCGATTACGTCGCCGCCCTTCTTGTAGTACTGGAGTGCGTCACGCATCCGCTGTTCGTCAACCGACAGCATCCGGGAGAGTTCGTCGGCGAGCAACGGACCGTCCCGGTTCAGCGTCTGTAGCACGTCCGGCTTGAGTTGGTCGTAGTCGGACATCCGGCCGCTTGATGCACGCTCTTGGGCTTCGGTGAACACGTCAGCGTCGAGTTCGCCGTCGTGGAGTGACTGACCCAGCAGTTCCTTCGAGAGGGTGACAGCCATATCCACGTCGCACGGGTCGACAGTATCCGACAGGCGAATCTTGGCGAACGCCGTTGCGAACCGGATACCGGCTTCGAGTTTTCGCGGCGTCGGGTGGCTGTTCTCTCCGAACGCGTCGTCGTTGCGTATCTCGACGTAGTACTCTTTCAGTTCCGCGATTGCTTCCTCGGTCAGTTCCGGCTGAATCTCCTCGCGAGCGTAGGCAACCCACGCCCGCATGGCGTCCCACGACACCGGCACGTCAGCGTTCTCCTCGTCAGTGTCGCCGCCGTGGTCTCGCTCGAAGTTATCCCGGTAGTTCCCTATCAGGTGGTCCGCGAGGTCGCCGTCTTGGGAATCGTCGGGCCGGTCCTCCAGTAGGACAATCCCGTCGAATCGTGACCACAGACTGTCGTCGATGTCCACCTGTTCCTTCACGCCGTCCTCCTCGAACTCCGACCACCGGCCACCGTCGGGGTTCGCCATGCACAGCAAGCCGACACGGGTCTTCAACTTCGCGTTCATGCCGCCCTTGTCGATGCTCGCCATTTGCTCGCCTTCGAGCGCGTCGTTCATCCGCGACAGTTCCGCGCTCGTCTTGTCCGCTTCGTCAAGAATCGCGTGGTCTTTTGCCCGCGGGAGGATGCCCGGCTTCAGGACCCAGCCGTCGCCC